TCATGCCGCCAGCCTTGCGAACGGGCCCGGCCCGTACCGGTCCGAGATCTGCGCCACGGCGATCTCGACCGAACCGCCCTCGCCGTCCCGCGCGCGGTCCGACGCGCGGTAGGTCCAGTGCGGCGCCGCGGTGGCGACCTCTCGCAGGACCGATCCGCCGCGCATGACGCGCACCAGGTAGGCCTCGCGCTCTTCGCCCAGCGGAACGTCGTAGCCATCCCACCCGTCGCCGTCGACCCGGGTGCGGCGTACCCAGCTGACCAGAAGGTCCGCACCGTCGGCCCGCGCGCGCAGGTGCGCCGGGCGGTATGGCCGCAAGCCGTTGCCGTCGAAGGTGCCCCTCAGGTGCGTGAAGCTCGGATCGTCGTAGCCACGCTGAGCGGGACCGATGCGGAAATGCCGCTGGACGCGCCGCTGCGCCGACGACAGCGCGATCTGCCGCGGTGCCCCGTTCAGGACGACGACAAGCGAACCGGCCGGCCAGACCTCGGGCATCAGGCCATCGCTGCCTGCCTGCCCGCGCAGGCGGTGCGACAGCGACCAGCGATCCTGCGCCAGCAGGCTGGCGTCGCGGAACTGCAGCAGCTCCCAGTTGCCGGGCGAACCGTCGCCGATCGCCAGCAGGTTGCCGCCCGCCAATAGCTGCGTATCCGAAATCGACTGCAGGGCGCCCGAGAACAGCCGCACCTCGAGCGGCGCACCGCGGTCGATCAGCCCCGATCGCGCAGCTAAAAGGGCCGTCTCGGTTACGCCGATCACGGACTGCGCAGGGACGATCCCGTTCAGCGCATAACCTTCGTCCTGCGCCGCATCATATAGCGCGACTGATCCCGGCCACGGCGTCGCCGTCACCGCGATGTGGGGCGCATGGGGCAGCTCGTCCCCGGTCATCAGCGGCAGGTCCAGAAACACCGGCGACACGGGTACGGCGGGTGTGAAGGGCCGCAGCGGCGCGCTGTCCTCGGGGAAATCCGAGGGCCGGAACACGTCCGGTTCGATCCGCACCGCGTCGATGATCTGCCGGTCAGTGACCTCGACCCGGTCGACGCGCGCCAGCACTGGCCCGGAGGTCGCCTGGACCCGGATCACGTCGCCCGCACCGATCGCAAGCTGCGAGGGCGGCAGCGCGAAGCGCATCGTGTCGCGGGCGATGCGAGCCTCGGACAGCCAACGTTCAACCGTCTGGCGGCCTTCTGCACGCGTCAGCGCAAGTGGAAGCTCGCTTTGCGAGACCGCGTGGGTGCGCTCGTCGGGCAGGATGGCCTCTTCGGCCGCCACCTGGTGGTCGGCGTCGGCCAGCACGAACTTCAGCCTGACCCGCCCGGTCATTTCCGCTTCACCCTCGCGCGACTCGAGGATCGCGCCGTCGATCTCGTCGAGGTCGGCCATCTCGTCCGGCGACAGGTCGATGGCGCCGGCGCCGGACCGCATGCGGAACACCAGTGCGCCGTCGCGCTCGATCGCGTCGAACCCATAGGCCAGCATCAGCGGTTGCAGCGCCTGGCGCGCATCCGCGAGATCGGGGATCACGTAGCCGCGGATGAAGCCGTGCAGCGCCGTCGTATCAATCCGCATGAGGCCCGCGCGCGCGCAGATCTCGGTCACGACCGAGGCCAGCGTACGGCCGGACGCCCGACCGTTGAGCCAGTGACCGCGGCAATAGTTCGGGCCGTCGGTCCATAGCGTCTCGCTGCTCGGGAACCACGGATAGGGGCGCGCGTCCCATGCCCACACGAAGGCGCGCTCGATGTCCAGCATCGAGCCGCCGTAGAGGTCGGACACCGGATTGTTGTCCGGGTCGCTCCAGTATTCGAGCGTCGCCGCCAGATACTGGTGCTGGATCAGCTCGTCCCGCAACCCGTTCGAATGATGCGGCAGATCGCTTTCCGAGCTTTTCGCGTCGAGGAACTTGTTGGGCTGGTTGGCGCCCTTGTCGATCGCGGCGCAGCCGAACTCGGTGAACCAGAACGGCTTGGACCGCGGAATCCACGCAGTCGGCTCGGACTGGCGAATGCCGCCGATGCGCTCGTGATGGTGGTTGTCCCACCAGCCGCGAAGGTCCTTGTAGCGCCAGATCCACGGCTCGTCATGCGCGCCGTCCTCGATCGGGATACGACGCTGGGCCGCACGAGACTCGGGGCCGGAATAGTACCAGTCGTATCCCTCGCCGCCCTCGATGTTCGATTTCAGATAGGCGAGGTTGTAGATCGACCCCCACTCGGCATCGGCATGATCGTCGCCGTCGCGCCAATCGGACAGCGGCATGTAATTGTCGATCCCTACGAAATCGATATTGCCGTCACCCCAGAGAGGGTCGAGGTGAAAGTAGACGTCGCCGCTACCGTCCTGCAGATGGTAGCCGAAGTATTCCGTCCAATCCGCGGCGTAGCCGATCTTCACCTCAGGCCCGAGAAGCTTGCGGCATTCGGCCGCCAGCGTGCGAAGCGCGTCCACCGCGGGAAAGCCCGACGCGCCGCGGATCTGCGTCAGACCGCGCATTTCCGAGCCGATGCAGAACGAGTCGACGCCGCCGGCGGCCGCGCACAGCGCCGCCTGGTGCAGGACGAAGCGCGAATAGCCCCACTCGTCGGGACCGGAATATGTGACTTCACCATTCTCGACGCCGAAGTCTTTGGCGGTGGCTGCGCCGAAGAACGCCGACACCTCTGCCGCGGCGTCGATCGTGCCGTCCGGCGTGCCGGCCCGCCCGGGCGCGATGCTCGTCGTGATGCGCCCCCGCCACGGCAAGGCAGGCTGATCCGCATTCCCGCTCCAGGGATCGGTCCGCGCGTTCGTTTCCAGCTGGTCCATCAGGATGAACGGGTAGTACATGACCGCGAGCCCCTGATCGCGCATTCGCCCGATCGCCTGAACGACCGACTGATCGGCCGGGGTGCCGCCATAGACCGGGCTGCCGTCCAGAACGGGAACGGTCGACGCCGCCGCCCGCGTCAGGCCGCCGACCCGCCACGGCATCGAAGCCGCGTCATGCGCAGTCTGCACGACCTTGGGCCGGATGGAACACGAACCGCAACGCAGGTCGTCGCCGAACCAGCTTACGATCAGAGAGACGGCGCCGCACTCGGGCATTTCGGCACGCAGTTGTTCGAGCGCGACGTTGAAGTCGGGTTTTCCGCCGGGGTTGTTGACGTTGACCACGGCGCGTCTTGCACCCATATCCGAGAAAGGTGCAGACGCGTCCGCGTAATGCATATGAACAGGGCTGGCCGCGAGCGCATATTCGCCCGTTCCGGGAATCATCGCGACAGCGCGGATCTTCTTCGGCACTGCGGACTCGTCGCTCAGGTCGGATCGGGTGACTTCAAAGCTGAACTGCGGCACGCGGTTGCCGAAACGGCCAAGATCGAGGTCCTCCAGCACGACATAGGCGGTGCCGCGGTAGGCGGGCACCTGCCCCACCCCCTCGACGGCCTCGATCTTGGGGTCGGGCAATTGATCGACGGTGCCGGGATAGACGCGCATGTTCAGATCGCCCGGGGCGATCTCTGCGCCGTCGGCCCAGACACGGCCGACAGAAGTGATCTCGCCTTCGCACAGGGCGAGAGCGAGGCTGACGGAATAGCTGCATTCACGCACCCGGGGACCTGCCGGTGCGCCCTTGCCTCCGCCAGTGCCACCGCGTTTGCGCGCATGCTCGGTGAACTCGCTCGCCCAGATCACATGCCCGCCGACCCGCATGCGACCGAGAACCTGCGCGATGGGCGCACCCTCGCCCGCGCCTGTCAGGCGGAAACGGTCGATGCGCCCCGTCTCCACCGCGTCAGAGCCCTGGCCGAGCAGGCTCTGGTTCAGGCGGCGCCCGAGCGCTGCTCCGGCGAATCTGCCGACGGCTGTCATGGAAAGCCCCAGCACGCTACCGCCGAAGGAGCTGCCGATCGCGGCACCGGCCGCGGAAAGAAGGATCGTCGCCATCACTCAATCTCCAGGGGAAGGGCAAACCGGGCGACGACGCGACGCGCCCAGGCGTGACTAAGGGGGCTTTCGATGACACCGTGCCCGGAATAGGCATGGATGAAGCTGGCCTCGACCCCGGTGCGCGCTTGGATGCCGACATGCTTCGCAATCGCGCCGTCCCGCATCCGGAAAAGCAGGACGTCTCCAGGCGCGGGTCGGTCCAGCGCCCTGCTGCGCAAATGGGCCTGACCGGCGGACATAAGCAGTTCATCCCCCTGCGGCTCGCCCCAGTCGTGCGTATAGGCGGGCAGCGCGGCGGGCTCTGCGCCTATCAGCTCGCGCCAGACGCCGCGCAGCAGTCCCAGGCAATCGGTTCCCGCCCCCTTCGCCGAGGCCTGATGCACGTAGGGCGTGCCGATCCAGCTGCGGGCCGCGTCCAGAACCACGCTCATCTCCGGCTGCCTCCGCCGAGGCGCTTAGCCTGCGCCGGGCTTACGACCATCCAGTCTTCCTCGGGAAGATCCGGGAAGCCGCGGAAGTTGACCTGGTTCGCGAACTTCAGACAGCAGGTTTCGAACCGCTTGTCGCACCCCGCCTCGATGACGATCCGATCACCAGGTTTCGTCTGCGCGCGCAGCGGCGAGGAAATCTCGATCAGTCTTTTGCCCGAATCGTCGATCCGGTCGCGTTTGATGCCCGCACCGAGGCCCGCCGCATCCCCGTCGACGACGCGCAGGCACCCTCGCTGAAACCAGCCTAGTTCGAACATCGGCAGCATTCCGAAGTCGAAAACGCGGTTCTCCGTAACCGACGCGATCACGCCTTCGAAGCGGTAGCCGGTCTTCGACATGTCGAACCGGCAGTCGGCGTTCCCCAGTACAGCCGAGCACGGCTTCTGATAGGCGCGGCCCATCGGCCGGTTCAACGCGTCGGTCAGACCGCGCAACTCGGCGTGGAAGGCGCCGGCACCGCGCCGGATCTCGCCGATATGGCCGCGAAACATGACCCGGCGCGCCGACACGTCCGCCCAGTTCACCAGCCATGCCGTGACCTCGGCGCCGTCAAAGCGCCCTGCGGCAATGTCCGCCTCGCGAATCGCCGAGTCGGAGAGCGCACCCATGGCCTCGGTGTTGTCGACCGACAGCCCCGTCGCTTGTTGAAGTGCACGCGCCGAAAGGCCCGTATCGGCGCGAAAGACCAGACCGTCAAAGGCAAGGTCCATATCGTGATCGGTGAACCCGAAGCGCACACCGTCGGTGCGTGTGACGGCCCAGGCTCGCGCGACGGACGTCGAGCCGGTTGCGAGATGGCGATGAAGAGCATCGACGCCCGGCATCACACCCGAACCTCGACGACCGGCACGTCGGGAACCTGTCCCGCGTGGAAACTGGCGACGCTGACATGGATGCGATCGATGTCGAAGCGCACCGGGACGTCGAACTCGAAGCCGGCGCTGACCTCGGCGCCGGACAGCGGCGGCTCGACGAATGTCACGATGCCCGTCGCGCCGTCGACCTCGAAGTCCACCCCCTCGTATTGCGGCACGTCCTGGACGGCCGCGGTGACCGTGCCGGAAACCGGCTTGGTGATCGGTCGGGCATAGCTTTCCGAACCGGACCGGTAGGTCTTGATCAGCTGGAAGCTTCTCGTCGCCCCGTCGCCGCGCGCGATGACCTGGTCCGTCGGCGCGGTCGCCCGCGACGGCGTGCAGGATTTGTAATCCGCCCAGTCCTTCCAGCGAAACGCGTGCAGCTGCCCTTGGCGCGCTTCGAAGAAGCCGATCAACTTCTCGACGTCATCGAGCGAGCGCAGGCCCAACCCGGCATCATAGCGCCGCCGCGAATGCGCCCACGGCGTGTTGCGCTCCTCGAATCCGCTCGTCAGTTGCACGATATCGGTGCGTCGCTCCGGTCCGCCGACGGAGCCGAAGCTGAGGTCGGCGGGAAATCTCACGTCATGGAAGGCCATGTGTTCCTCCGGTTACCTGTTGCGTCCGCCACGGCTGAGCGCGCGGCTCATCTGGGCGGCGATCTGGCTCTGGCTGCGCTGGAAGCCCTGGACGTCGGGCGTCGAGATGTTCATCACCACCGTGACCGGCCGCGACCCGCCCTGCGCACGCACGCCAAGCTTGCCGTCGGGCCCGCGGCTCAGCGGCATGATTGCCTCGGGGCCGGCCTCGCCCATCAGACCGGTACCGCCCCGCATCGGGAAGGTCGTGGGCCCGTTCACGACGCCGCCCGTCGCAAAGGGCATCACGCGTCCCTGCGAGAAGCTGCCGCCGTCGGCGAAAGCGCCCCCGAAGATCGTCGAGATACCATTGGCCAGCATGCCGCCCACGTGGCTTGCCACCGGCTTCACCGCGGCGCGCCAGGCGGTGTTGATCATCGAATCCGCCACGGTCTTCAGCGCGTCGGACAGCTTCATGCCATCCAGTACGACGCCGTCGATCGCCCGCGTCACGCCGCGCGACAGCGTAGCCTCCAACCGGGCTGCATTGCGGCCCGTTGCGGAAAAGGTCTCGTTGATGCGACGCAGCTCGGCGTCGAACGACGACGCCATGCCGACCGCCCCGGATAGGGACCGCTCCAGCACATCGACCTCGTCGCCGAGGTCCGACAGCTTCTCGTAATCGCTCATCACGACGCTCCTTCATTGCGGTCGGGAAAGGCCGCCATCAGTTCGGACAGCCGGTCCCGGCTCATTGCGGGGCGACCTGCATCTTGGCCCAGCAGCAGCTGCAACTCGGCCGGGGTCAGGTCCCAAAATTCCGCCGGGCGCAGGCCAAGTCCGTGCATCCCGGCGCGCATCAGGGCGGGCCAGTCAAACGCCGCCATCGGCCTGGTCCGGCAGCATGAATGCGCGCGCCAGCAATTCGGCGGCCGCGCGTGCCGCGGCCATCGGTCCGCCCTCGATCTCGACCGACAGCAGGTCCTGCGCCCGCCCCGCCCAGCCACCGCCTCGCAATCCGGCCACGATCAGCGCCAGCACGTCCCGCGTCGAGAAGGCGCTGCGTTCGAAGCGTTGAACCAGATCGACAAGCGACCCGCTTTCGAGCCCGGCCTCCAGTTCCGCCAGCGCGCCCAGGGTCAGACGCATCCGGTGACGCTCGCCATCAATGACAAGCGCCACCTCGCCCCTCCACGGATTGGCCATGATCAGACGGGCTGCGCGGTGAACTGCAAAGCGCCCGCCGAGGCCAGCGAGACCTCGTAGGTCGCCTCGCCGTTATGCGAACCGGCGTATTCGATCGCCGTGACCTGAAACGCGCCCTGGACCGTGCCGAAGTCCGGTATGATGACCTGAAAGTCGGGCGTCTCGCCGTCGAAGAAGATCTGGCGCGCGCGCTCGTCGGTCCCAGCGTCCTTGAACACGCCCGAGCCGGAAATGTTCGCCGACTTCACGCCGGCGCCTGCCAGCAGCTCTCGCCATCCGCCTTGCGATTCCAGCGTTGTGACGTCCACCTGTTCGGCGTTGAAGCTGACGCGCGTCGCGCGCAGGCCCGCCATCGTCTCGAACTGGCCGCTTCCGGTCAGGTCGACCTTGACCAGCAGGTCCTTGCCGTTTTGTGCACCCATCGTAACTCTCCGTCGTGTGGTTGCGCGGCGAAAACCGCGCGGGTTTCGGGGTCAGACGTCTTCCACGCGTGCGCGGAACGTCAGGTCAATGCGGCGCAACCCGCTGTCCCGTGCGGCCGTCGCCCGGCGGAACCAGAGACCCACGAGCCGGCCGCGCGTCAGCGCAAGATCAGCCCGGTCGAGCGCATCGCTGATCGCCGCCGCGGCCTCCTTCGCGGTCTGGAAGCCTTCATTCTCGGTCACCACCGAGATGACGAGTTCGTGCCAGGCGCCGGCGCCGCTCGCGTCGCTGGCGTCCTTGGCCGTCTCGGCGCCCAAGGCGACGTAGAGGCGCGGAAGCGTACCCTGCGGCATGGCATCGAAGATGTTGCCCGCGACAAGCGCGTTCAGCGCGTCGTCCGAAGCAAGCCGTTGATACACGGCCATCTGCAGGGGTGCGGCAAGCGCATAGCTCATGACGCGATCTCCTCGACGCATTGGCAAAGAAGGTAGCGGATCGCCGGCTCGTCCTCGGTCACCGCGTCGATCCGGAAGACGCGTTCGCCCATGCGGAACCGGTGACCGGCCACCGGACGCGCGCTGTGCCCTTCGGGCGCGGCCCGCACGATCACCTGGAACCGCGCCACCGAGAGCGAACCCGCATCGCTGTCCGAAGTCATGCGGCCGGTGCGCGGTCGGACCTCGGCCCAGAGGGTGCCGAGCGGTGCCCAGCTGTGCACGAACCCGCCAGCGCCATCCTCAAGGCGCGTTCCCGCTTCCAGCACCAGGGGTCGGTTCAGGAGGACCCTGCTCATGCGCTGAACCCCAGACGTATCGGCGCGTAGCGCGCGATCAGGCTCGTCACGCCGAACGGCATGCAACCCTGGCCTAAGGCCGTTTCGTCGCGATATTCGTAGTAGTGCGCCGCCAGAAGCAGCACCGCCTGCCGCAGATCCGCCGGGATGGCGTCGAACCTGTCCCCGTAGCCCGAGTCGAAGCGGATCTCCGCGCGCCCGTGGCTCGGCACGCTCGGCAGACTCGCTCCCCGTGCCTTCAGAACGGGCGCATAGGCGTCCTCTTCCAGCCGCCACCGTTCGGCGGGAACGACCGACACGGTCGCGCCGTCGGCATCGATCAGGGTCACGCTTTCGATCCGGGTGACGGGGGCCACCGGAAGCGGCTGCGCATGGTGGTCGCGCCAGGCGCTCAGCCGCAGCACGAAGCGGCGGGACAACAGCGCCTTGCCGACACGCCCTTCGATCGCGGCCATCGCCGCACGCAGGAACGAGCCGAGCACGGGATCCTGCAGACTGTCCTCGGCAAAGCCGGTGCCCAGCCGCAGGTGCTGCCGCAAATCGGCAATCGGAAGACCCGCGTCCTCGACCTGAGTTTCTTCCAGCAAGATCATGTTCATTCTCCGAAATCCCGTCCCGCGTTCCGCAGGCAAGCAGAGGTGGACGCGCGCCGCCCACGCCGCTCGTGCGGAGGGGAGCTGCTGGCCGACGTGACCGTTGATGCGCGCGCCCGGGCCGGCCGGAACCTTCAGGTCCGGCCGACCGTCTCAGGCGCTTCAGACGGCGCAGCGCAGCAGCTTGATCGCCGCAAAGTCACTGACATCGCCGCCGACGCGCTTGGTCGCATAGAACAGGACATGCGGCTTGGCGCTGAACGGGTCGCGCAGGATGCGCAGGTCGGGTCGCTCGGCGATGGTGTAGCCGGCGCCGAAATCACCGAATGCAATCGGAGTGGCATCGAGACCGATGTCGGGCATGTCCTCTGCGATGAGCACGGGATAGCCGAGCAGACGGGCCGGCTCTCCGGTCGAGAAGCCGTCGGACCACAGGTGACGCCCGTCCGCGTCCTTGAGCTTGCGCAGCGCGCCGGCGGTACGCGAGTTCATCACGAAGCTCGCCTTTGCGCGGTAGACCGCACCCAGCGCGTAGACCAGGTCGATCAGCGCATCGCCGCTGCCGATGTGGTCCGCGACGCCGGTGGCGATGTAGCCGAGGCGGCCCCACGACCAGCTGCCCTCGACGACGGCGGTGTGGTTCAGGAAGCCGCGTGGCTTGTCGATGCCGTCGCCGTTCACAAAGGCCGACGCTTCCGAGCGCGCGAACTTGTCGGCGATACGCGTCGCCAGCCAGGTCTCGACGTCGAAGGCGGTGTCGTCCAGCAGGCGCTGGGATACCTTCGGCATGGCGTTCAGCTCGTAGAGCGGGATCGAGATGCGGTCGATCGTCGGCGTGTTGGTCTCGGCCGTGGCACCGGTCTCGTTCGCCCATCCGGCGCCGGTGTCGTTCTGGTCGATCAAGACGTCGAAGGACGACGACTCGACGTTCACGATGTTGGCGATCGCCCGGATCGACGCGGTGGATGCCAGAGTCGACTTGATGATCGCCGAGGTCTGCGGATCGACCAGGAAGCCGCCGTCGGAATTGACCGCCGCTGACAGCGCCTTGCTCTCGAACTCCAGACCGCGCAGGCCGTCGTCGTCGCCCGAGCGAAGGTAGGCGTCGAACGCCTTCTGGTGCGGCGCGTCGAGTTCGGCGGCCGAAGTGGACAGCGCCGGGCGGGCCGCGCGGGCGTTCTTGTGATCAAGCATGGTCAGTCGCTCTTCCTGTTTGTGAAGCTTCTGTTGAAGGTCGGCCTGGAGGGCCTTGAAATCCCCGATCAGTCCCGCCATCGCGGCACTCACCCGGGCGACCGGAGACACATCTTCCCCGGTCCGAGACGAAATCTCGGATGCGCTCATGGACATTGCTTCCCTCATGAGTGGCGCGCGTCAGACGCCCGCCAGGTTGCGGCGCGCGTCCTCGAGGACTTGCGCCAGTTCGCGCCAGCTGGGATCCGAAGGGTCCTCGCCCTTGGATGCCACGCGGGCACTGGGCAGCATCGGGAAGGTCACCAGCGACACCTCCCAAAGCTCCAGTTCGCTGAGGACCCGCAGGCCCTTCTCGTTCTTGCGCGCCCTGACCGTGCGGTAGCCGATCGACAGCCCGTCGATCGCGCCGGCCTCGATCAGCGCGGCGGCCTCTCGGCCACGTTCCACCGTGTCCAGCAGCCGGCCCTTCACGTAAAGACCGCGCTCGTCCTCGCGGACCTCGTCCCAGATGCCGATGGGCTGCGCAGGATCGTGCTGCCACAACATCTTCACCGCGCGGTTCTCGGCCGACAGGCGCTTGAGGCTGGCGGCATAGGCGCCGCGCGCCACCACGTCGCCGCCCTGGTCGCAGGCCCCGAAAAGCGAGGCATAGCCTTCGATCCTGAAACCCTCGACGACGGTGACCTCGGTGTCGAAGCGGCAGAACTTGTGTTCGAGATCCATCCCAGATCCTTCTCATGACGTGCGGGCGGCAGGCCTCCCGCGGATTTGGTGCTTTTCCGGCTGCGCCGGGCATGGGGCTTTCGCTTCAGGGCACGGCCATCGCGATCTCGCGGACCACGTCGGCCAGGATCACGGCGACGACGCCGTAGACGGTCACCCACAGCCGCTTCTCCAGCCGCTCGACAAGCGCGTCGAACCGCTCCAGCCGCGCTTCCAGGGCGTCGATCTGCAGCTTGCTGACGCGCTCATGCGCTTCCAGCCGCAGGCCCGGCGCACAGGCGAAGGGCTCGGATGTACGGCGCAGCTCATTCATCTTCGCGCTCCCCGGTCTCGAGCACCGGCAGGCCAAGCAGAGCACGCTTCTCGGCGGTGGTCAGGAAATCGGTCTGCGCCACGCGGCTCCACTGCGCGTCGCGTTCGGTCGCCAGCGCCGGCACCTGGTCGAGATCGGGCTTCAGCGTCACCGCCTCTCCCGCGAAACCCGACAGCCAACGCCCCACCGCGTCGGCAACCCGCGTGGCCAGCGGCAGCACCGTCAGGCGGTAGAAGGCGCGATGCGCCTCGGCGTAGTTGGCGTAGGTCGCCTCGCCGGGGATCCCGAGCAGCATCGGCGGCACGCCGAAGGCGACGGCAATCTCGCGCGCGGCGGCTTCCTTGGTCTTCTGGAACTCCATGTCCGAGGGCGAGAAACCCATCGGCTTCCAATCCAGCCCGCCCTCAAGCAGCATCGGCCGCCCGGCGTTGCGCGCGCCCTGGTGGTTGCTCTCCATCTCCGAGACCAGCCGATCGTATTGCTCGGACGTCATGTGGCCCTGCCCGTCCGTGCCGCGCCACACGATGGCGCCCGAGGGCCGCGCCGCGTTGTCCAGCAGACCCTTGGACCAGCGCGACGCGGCGTTGTGAACGTCGATCGCCTGGGCGGCGGCCTGAAGCGGGCTCAGGCCATAATGATCGTCCTGCGGATGGAAATTCCGGATATGGCAGATCGCCTGAAGGTCTCCGGACACGTCGAAGCGCACCTTCCGCGCGCCGACGGTGTAATCGTAGGCCACTGGCCAGCCATCCTTGCCCGGCACCACTGACATCCGGTCCGACCGTAGCACGTGCAGCTCCAGCGGCAGGCCGGTCGCTTCGCCCACCACCGTCTCGAGGTACCCGTCGCCCGACAGCAGCAGCTGGCCGTACAGTGCCTCGAACAATTCGGCCCGGCCCTGTGCCGGGTTCGGCGCGGTGATCAGGCGCAGCAGCGGATGCGCGGCATAGCGCGTCTGGTCGTCCTGCAGCACCAGCGGCAGTGCCGCGGCCGCCTCGGCGATCAGCTTGACCGCGCGAAACCCCACCGGGTTGCCGGTGAAGGCCTGTTTCGTCAGCGTCACGGTGTCCCGCGGCGACCAGGCAACGCGACCGCTCGTCATGTGCGCAACCACCGGCCCGGTGGCCGAGGCCTTGACACCGGCCGGCCGGGCCGGGGCCATCTCGGTGGCCTGCGCACCGCGCCGCGAGAGAAAATCGAATACCATCGCGCCTTGCTCCTTTTGTCCGCCTTCAGGCAGCATCGCTGCGTTCGGTCGCGCGCCTGCGCACGTCCGGCTGTCGGCTCGATCGGGTCGGATCGGTTCGTCGTGGGTGGCGTGGACCTTGTTCCGCGCCGTTGAAAATCACCCTAGGCTTGGGAAATTAACGCCGCTTCACGGCAGCGTACGCACGTTCGGCAACTGCCATCTCCGCGCCGGTTCGATCATCAGATCGGTCAGCGCCCAAACCAGGGCATCGACGCGGTCAGGGCTGCCGCTGCCGGCGAACCCGGTCTGCGTCATCAGGCACATCTGCGATTCCAGCGTGGCGAGCCCGGCGCAATGCGCCACGCGCCCCTGTTCGTAAAGCGCGGCCACCGGCTCGGCGCGCGTGGTCTTGTCGCGGGTCGCGTGCACTTTGCGCACGGGCAGCAACGGCGCGACCTGACGCAGCACGGTCTCGACCATCTCGCCACCCTGGTTGACCTCGGCCACCACGCGGTCGGCCTTCCAGCGCTCGTGCGCCTGCACCGCCGCCTGAGCCCACCCCGTGGGCGAGACGCCTTGCACGCTCGAATCCTCCAGCACGACCGCGCGCCACTCTTGCGGCGCCCCACGCTGCACAACCCCGACGACGACGATGCCGCAGGCATCGGACTTCCTGCCCGAGCCGGCCGGCGGATCGACTGCAACGACAATGCGCGTGAATTCGGGCAGCCGTCCGGCGCGCGCGCCCTCCAGCATTTCGCTGGTCCACAGCGCGCCGTCGACCTCGTCGACCAGCACGCCGTCCAGTTCCTGCATGCCCAGCCGCGTGCCCTCGTAGCGGGCGCGCACCTCGGCCAGGAACGACGACGCGAGATGCGCGCGGTTCGCCTCGGTCGGAGCGCGCGTCACAACGGTCGACGGCAGCGCCAGCAATTCCTTGACCACGTCCACGTTGCGCGGCGTGGTGGTCACGCAGGCGCGCGGGTCGGCGCCCAGGCGCAGGCCGAACTGCAGCATGTCCCAGGTCTCGCGCGCCTTGGGCCACTTGGCCAGTTCGTCCACCCACGCACCGTCGAATTGCGGCCCGCGCAGCGATTCCGGATCGAAGGCGGAAAAACACATTGCCTCGGCGCCGTTGGGCCACACAAGGCACCGGCGCGACGCCACCCATTTCGGTTTCCTGTCCGGGGGCGAGCATGCCATGATCCCGCTGTCGCCGTAGATCATCACCTCGCGCACCTGATCGAAGGTCTCGCCGATCAGCGCCAGTCGTTTGCACTTGCCGGGATCGCGCGGGCGCGCGCCCTCGACCATCGACCGCACCCACTCGGCGCCCGCACGCGTCTTGCCCGCGCCGCGTCCGCCCAGGATCACCCAGGTCCGCCAGTCTCCCTCGGGCGGCAACTGGTGGTCGTGCGCCCAGAAATCGAACAGGAAGGGGAGCGCAAGGCGCTCCCCCGGTTGCAT